ATCCACAACCCCGCGACGATCTCCATCGGCGACACACACGAGATGGAGCGGACGATCACGTTCCTCTCCGAAATCAAGGAGAGCATCATCAACGCCTATGAACTCAAGACAGGGCTGTCCCGCGCGAAGATTTCGCGTCTCATGGATGCCGAGACGTGGATGAATGCGAAAAAGGCGGTGGAACTCGGATTTGCGGATTCTGTTCTCTATGAGAGTCGGGAACATCCCGCAGACGATGCGGCAGACGGGTTGATCTTCTCCCGCGCCGCTGTTACGAACTCCCTGCTTTCCAAGATCGGGCAGGGGAAGACGAGGAATCATGTCGATGCGGAGCCGCTGAAAAGGCGGCTCTTTTCTATGGCACATTGAAGGAGGACTATTTATGGACAAGGTTTTGGCAATGCGCGAGAAGCGCGCCGCTCTCTGGGAGAACGCAAAGGCTTTTCTGGAGGAGCATACGCATGACGGCCGACTCTCGGCTGAGGATGCAAAGACGTATGAGCAGATGGAACAGGAGGTGCTGGCACTCGGCAAGGATATCGAGCGCATGGAGCGTCAGGCGATTCTCGACGCGCAGCTTTCGCAGCCGACGATGACGCCGATCACGAACACGCCGAATGGAAGTGTCGGCGCAGAAAAAACGGGCAGGGCGAGTGATGCGTACCGTGAGGCGATGCTCCGCGCCCTCCGCTCGAGGTTCCAGCGGGTTGACAATGAGCTCATCGAGGGGACGGACGCGAGCGGCGGCTATCTTGTGCCGGAGGAGTATGACCACCGTCTGATCGATGTGCTGCATGAGGAGAATGTGCTGCGCCCGCTTGCGACGACGATCACGACGAGCGGCGAGCACAAGATCAACATCACGGCGACGAAGCCCGCTGCGGCGTGGATTGATGAGGGGGCGGCGCTGACCTTCGGGGATGCGACGTTCGCTCAGATGATCCTCGATGCGCACAAGCTCCACGTCGCGGTCAAGGTGTCGGAGGAGCTGCTGTATGACAACGCGTTCAACCTCGAGCACTATCTGATCACCGAGTTCGGCAAGGCGCTCGGCGACAAGGAGGAGGAGGCATTCCTGCTCGGCGATGGGGCGCACAAGCCGACGGGGCTTTTGGCGGCGGCGCACGCACTCGAGACGGAGGAAGCGAAGCTCAAGTCAGATGAGCTGATTTCGCTGGTCTACGCACTGAAGCGTCCCTACCGCAAGAATGCAGCATTCATCGCGAACGATCAGACACTTGCAGCGATCCGCAAGCTGAAGGATGCAAACGGCGTCTATCTCTGGCAGCCGTCGTATCAGATGGGCGAGCCTGACCGCATTTTCGGCTATCCTGTCTATACGACGCCCTATATGCCGATCGTGGAGGCGGGGAAGATTGTTCTGGCGTTCGGCGACTATTCTTACTACAACATCGGGGATCGCGGCGTCCGCTCGATGCAGGTTCTCAAGGAGCTTTTCGCAGAGCACGGTATGGTCGGCTTTGTCATGAAGGAGCGCGTGGACGGCAAGCTGGTGCAGAAGGAAGCCGTGCAGGTGCTGAAGATCAAGGCGTAAGCTGCGGCGGCAGAGGGGAGGTGGCTTTATGCTTGTGCCGCTTGAGGAGGTCAAGCAGTACCTTCGCATTGATGGAAACGACGAGGATCTGCTTCTTTCGAGTTTTGCAGAGACGGCGGAGCAGCTTTGTACGGCGCTCCTGCGCGTAAAGGATCTGTCGGAGGTGGAGGATAGTGCTGTCGTACGGATTGCGATCCTCTACGCAGTATCCTATCTCTACGAACACAGGGAGGAAGCCGACCACAGGGGGCTTGCGCTGACGCTGCGGTCGCTGTTCTTCGGTGTGCGGAAGGAGGTCTTTTAGATGAGAGTGTCCATGAGCGAGCTGCGGCATCGCATCACCATTCTTCGTCCCGTCACGGATACGGACGAGGAGGGGAATATTCTCTCCTCATCCGTGGTGGAGGTAGGAAAGGCATGGGCACTCGTTCTGCCGTTTGCCGCGAAAATCTCCGACGGATATGCGGAGAAGGTGCAGGAGGTGGACTATCGCGTCGTTATCCGCTACCGCACAGATGTGCAAGTGACGGATCGTGTCCGTTGGGGCAATAAAACACTCACGCCGATTGCGCCCCCGTATCCGCGCGGCGGGAAGAAACAATGGCTTGTTCTGGAATGCAGGGAGTTGGTGGAAGATGGCTAGATACCGAGGTTTCGTTTCTGCCGAGAAAATATTGTCAGAGCTTGGCGCGGAGGCGACGGCTGCGGCAAAGGAAGCACTCGCACATGGTGCGGACGATGTGGTCGCAGAGGCAAAGAACCGCTGTCCTGTCTATACGGGAACAGATAAACGTGTAGTGAAGGGCGCACTCCGTGACTCAATCCATAAACGTCTGCGCAGGAAGGACGGCTCTGTTTGGAGAATCGCAGCGGATGCAGAATCCAGTGACGGTGTATTTTACGGCGTGCTCGTTGAGTTTAGCCCACGTATCAACCGTCCGTTTCTCTATCCCGCGCTCGATGCCAAGAAGGACGGTATTCGTTCTGCCATTGTCGATGCTGTGCGTACGGCGATTCGGAGGAGAGGGAAATGAGTATTGCGAAGATGGTGTATCAGGCACTTTCTCATTCGAGGGAACTGACACAGCTTCTCGCACACGGGAAGAAGAGCATCTACCATGGACGCAGTCCCAATGCGGGGACATACCCGATACTCGTTTATTCGGTGATCTCGGATGTTCCTGCACTCTCAGTCGATGGCATGGAGTTGGAGCGGCGTGTAACGGTGCGTATCCATATTTTGACGAAGGATGGGAGATTCCGAGAGATTCATAAAGCCGTACAGAACGCGCTTTTGCCGCTCGGCTTTGTCCGTGCGCAGACGCAGGAGTTTTTTGAGAAAGATATATTCGTGGAAATCACAGATTACAGAACAGCAATGGAGGGAGAATAATATGCCAAGTCCAACACCAACAGCAAAGCCTGCCGCAAATCTTACGAGCGGGCAGTTTATCAACATCCAGAAACTTCATATCGCCAAGATGCTCACCGACGAGGCGGGCGGCACGGCGACCTACGAGAAGCCCATCCCACTTGGGAAGCTCTTACGCAAGGTAGACATCAAGCCGCAGACGAATCAGGCGGAGCTTTTTGCTGATGGTCAGTCCGTGGATACGGCGTCGAATACCGCATCCTACGACCTCACGTTTGACACGGCTGCTTTGCCGCTTGAGTATGTTGCGTATCTTCTTGGACACAGTATCGAAAACGGTGTGATGAAGGCGGGCAAGGACGATGTCGCTCCGTACTTTGCTGTGCTCTTTCAGTCGGATAGGGGCAACGGTAAGAAACGGTTCACTAAATTCTACAAAGTCCAATTCACGGAACCCTCGGAGAGCGGCAATTCGAAGCAGGAGAGCATTCAGTTCGATACGCCGACACTGACGGCAAAGGCGATCTACCGCCTCTCGGACGGGCTGTCCTACGCCAAGGCAGATGAGGAGGCGGCGGGCTTTGCCGCTGAGACTGGGACGAAGTGGTACGAACAGGTCTGAGGGAGGACATGATGGATACGTCTAGAATGCCCCTTTTACGTATTGCGGGCAGGGAGATCACGCCAACCCCTCCAAAGATGAAGGTCTGGCGCGAGTTCCTTGCCTTTTTTGATGCCGACAAGGAAGGTCTGAGCCTTGAAGATTTTCTGGACGCGCATGTCCGATTGATCGTTCTCGGCTTCGGACGCGAGGAAGTGACGAAGGAATCTGTGGAGGAAAATGTGGATGTTGCAGATATTGTTCCGCTGACACGCGCACTTTTCCGTTGGATTCAGTCGTTGACGTTCTCCAAACTGGTGAACCTCCCAAACGGGGAAGCGGAGAAAGAGGCGTAGTTCTTTCTCCGTACCAGAATTTACTGCGCTATTACGAGCGGCTGCAGTCGGCTTATGGGTGGACAATGCAGGAGATTGATTCACATGAGATTGGATTCCTGCTCGATCAGCTTGTGGTAACGGCACTGTGCGAACAGCAGCAATGTGAACGCTTTATTGACGACGTGATGTAGGGAGGGAGATGGAGTGGCAAAGCGCGGACAAAAGATTGATGAACTCTATCTCGACATTGGTCTCAACATCGCACAGCTGCAGCTGGATTTCGACACGGCGGGGAAAACTGTCTCGGATTCCATTGCGCGGCTCAACAGCAAGGCGAACAACATCCATCTGAAACTCGATGCCGATCTTGCCAAACTCGACGGTGTGGGGACGGAACTGGATAAGATCAAGGTGCGCTATCAGGCGATCAACCGAGAACTCGACATTCAGCGGCAGAAGGAACAGATTCTTGCGGCTGTCCTCCAATCCGCAAAGAAAAACGATGGTGTGGACAGCGCGTCTTACCGTAGAGCAGAGAGCAATCTACTGCGTCAGCAGAGAACCGTCGCGCAGACCGAAGCCGAGGTGCGAAAGCTGAATAACCGCCTCAAGGAAAGTGCCGTTCTCTC